AATAGAAAAATCAAATAATGGATAATAAACGGGGGTGCTTGACATCCCTTTATAATTACTATATAATTGTGTAATGTTTCGTAACAAAACGGAAAAATGACTGTAACAACCGATGAGTTTGGCAAACAAAATATGTTTGCTAGTGAACCTAAGATGTACATCTCTGATGAGGATGCTGCCAAGTATGGCATGATGACCCACAACGAAAGAGCAGAGATTGCTAATAGTCGTTGGGCTATGCTAGGATTTATCGCAGGTATCGTGTCTTACGTTGCTACTGGTAAACTATTCTTTGGTATCTTCTGATGTCCGAAGTTATTTTTACAACAATCAGTGTTGCCTTCTTTATCTTGTTGGCGCACTCAATCAATCAACTTTCAGAAACTTATTAATGAGAACTAAAATGAAATTCGGATGGACACCAGAGGCAGAAATTCTTAACGGACGCCTCGCTATGCTTGGATTTGTAATCGCAGTCGGAACCTATCTCACGACTGGGCAAATTCTTCCAGGCGTGTTTTAAAACACTAACACAAATAAGCAATCATACCTATCCTCACTCTAAATACGGGTGGGGATTTTTTTATTTGGATGATCTATCATATTTTCCAAGTTTATTTTTCAATTTCTGTTGTTGCTTTGTTGATAAAGGCAGCAACATCTAAATAGGATAGTGTTACAGATGAGGTAAAATGACACTGGATCTTCATAACTTTTTTAAATTTTATGATGATAAGAATTCGGACCATGTAGCAGCAGTTCAATGGTTGGAGGATAATCTACCTGCTGAATTTCTGGATGATTCTGAAACCGAGTGGATAGGAATGTTCAGAACAAAACCACCAACACCATCAGTATTGGCGGTTCCTTACTTCAATCAGGTAGACAACTACAGAGATGCACATAGAACTTGCAACTCTTCATCGTGTGCTATGTGCCTCGCATTCCTCAAACCAGGAAGCATCAAAGGTGATGATGAGTATGTCAAGAAAGTATTTGCAATTGGTGATACAACTGACCACGCAGTTCAAACCAAGGTTTTGCAAGGTTATGGTGTTAAGTCACACTTTAGTTACAATCTTTCTTTTTCTGATATTGATAAGAGTTTGGATGCTGGCAAACCTGTCGTTATTGGTATTCTTCACCGTGGTTCTCTTTCCTCACCTACTGGTGGGCACATGTGTGTAGTCATTGGTAAGACACCAGATGGTAAAGGATATTATGTAAATGATCCTTATGGATCATTGAATGACAACTATACTGGGCCAGTCACAAATGGTAAGAAGACCATTTACACCAAAGCAGTTCTTAAGCATCGTTGGTGCCCAGGTGGCAGCGATGGTTGGGGTCGTATTTTTGATTGATATCTAAGGAGAAAACCAATGGCAAGAATCGATTTACACAACTTCTTCAAGTTTTATGACGAGAAGAACCCTAATCACATCAAAGCAGTTCAGTGGTTAGAAGATAATCTTCCAGTTAAGTATCTTGATGATACTGTAGATTGGGCGGAGATTTATAGAGGAAAAAAGCATAGTGCGACACCAGCATCTACATCAACTGCTTCTGCTCCTGTAGCAGGTGGTGATGATATGCCTATGACGGGTCTAAAACTCATTAAAGAGTTTGAAGGATGCCATCTCAAAGCATACCCAGATCCTCTCTCAGGTGGACTTCCAATCACCATAGGTTGGGGAACTACCCGTAAGAAGGATGGATCACCATTTCATATGGGTGACACTATCACTCAACAGGAAGCAGATGAGTTATTGATTACTCAATGTAAGAACCAGTTTCTTCCATCACTTCGTAAGATCCCACATTGGGGTCAAATGTCTGACGGCAAAAGAGGGGCACTTCTCTCCTTTGCTTATAATCTTGGTGCTGGTTTTTATGGTGGTGATAATTTCAATACTATTACTAGAGTTCTGAAGAATAAAGAATGGGACAAAGTTCCAGATGCTTTATACCTCTACCGTAATCCTGGTTCTAATGTAGAAGCAGGACTTGCTCGTAGAAGAAAAGCAGAAGGTGAATCTTGGAAAAAAGGTTAACCTATTACACAAACTAAAATGAACAACAAAAAGGAAAATGGTATGGGTCAATTAATTCGTGTTGTGATTTTGAGTTGGTCTGCTGCACTACTTACGGCAAGTTATGCTGGTATGTTTGCTAAAATGGATCCTACATTTATTGCTACAGTATTCACTGCTTCTGCTGCTACCTTTGGTATTAATACAATGAAGAAAGGTGGAGATGATGAAGATGAAAAGAAAGAACTTCCAAGAACTGAGACAGTTGTAGAACCTACACCAGAACCAGATGTAGAAGAAGTTGCAACATCTTTGGAAGAAAGAGTTGAGGCATTAGAGGAAGGATTTGTTCAACCTCGCACCGCAGTGTAATGGCAAAGTCATCAAACAAAGGTAAGAAAGGTTCCAATGGTTCCAAACAGAACCAAGGGAATGCCACAGCAAAGAAAGCAAAGAATGGTGGAAAGAAAAAATGAGGACTTATGGCAAGAGAGTGGGACACTCCTAAACGTGAGTGTTGGAACAAACCAATACATCAAATACTTAAAGCCATAGATAATCACACCCGTCTTCATTTGGAGACGGGTGATTTTTGGCATGAGGAACAAGCACAGATACTAAGAAAGTATGTTAAAGATTTGAAAGTTTTTATTCATAAGGAGGAAGGAAGAGAATGAATGAGTTTCCTTGGGGAGTATGTGCAATTCTTGGATCAGGTTTATTATTTACTGTTTGGTGCATTTACTATATACTACGACTGGCATATTTGGAGACAAAAGATGAAACAAGTAGCACTCATTCTATCGACAGTAAGTCTCACCATTAGTGGTGCTCTTTGTGTAGGTGCTTATGTGACTTATAAAAAAGCGGAAGCAATTCTCAACAATCCAGAAGATTTTGTAGGTAATGTTGTTGAAAAACAAGTTAATAAGGCATTTGAAAAATTGCCTATTCCTAAACTAAATACAGGGAAGTTTCAATTACCTTTCTAATGGCGGATAAAGATCCTTATATCTATCGTATCAAACAAATTACAAAGGTAGTAGATGGAGACACTATTGATGCATCTATTGATTTGGGATTTGATATTGCATTAGAGAAAAGAATTCGTCTTGCTGGTGTTGATACCCCAGAGAGCAGAACATCTGATGCAAATGAGAAAAAGTATGGTTTAGAATCCAAAGAATGGCTCAAGCATCATATAGAAAATGCTAAGAACATTTTAATCAAAACCGAACTTCCAGATAGCACTGAAAAGTATGGAAGAATTATTGGGCATCTGTTTATTAACGACCAAGAGGCATCATTGAACGATCAAATGATTGTTGAAGGATATGCTTGGCCGTACAAAGGGGACACCAAAGTAAAAGATTTTGAAAAGTTAAAAACTATTAGACGACAGAGAGGAACTCTGGTGGAATAAATAATAATACCTGTAAGTCGCATTATGGGTGGAATTGGTGCTTTCGGGCACCTTTTCTTGTATAAATAGTATTGCGACTTACAGAGTAGAATGAAACACATTCACCATATTGTGCCTAAACATATGGGAGGCACAGACGATTATAGTAATCTTATAGAGTTAAGTGTTGAAGAACACGCAGAGGCGCATAAAAAACTCTATGATGAGTATGGTAATGAATATGATAGAATTGCTTATGAAGCATTATCTGGAATGATAAAAAAGGAAGAAGTAATACAACAAGTATTGAGTGAGGCGGGAAAAAGAGGAGGTGCTCCAAAAGGTAGAGTTCCTTGGAATAAGGGAAAGAAAGGAGTTCAAAAAAATCCTTATCTTGCTGAATTGAATAAAAGTAGAAAGGGGCAACCTATTGGTGAGGATGTGAAGGAAAAAGTTAGTGCTGCTAACAAAGGCAGAAAAAGACCAGATTTAGTAGAAAGAAATAAAAAAAGAAAAGGTCTAAATATTCCCAGAGATGAAAATGGAAGGTTTATTTCTAATAATAGTTAGATGCCAAACGTACCAGAAATTCCTGATATAAGAACAAATAGTATACAAACACCAAGGGTGGATGTTCCAGTTATTCGTAATTTGGAACCTCCACCTATTCTTGTACCAATCAATAGGAAATTGCCAATACCCGTTGTTGATGTTCCTATGGATGGCATTCCAAGTTATGAACCGATTGATGCTCCTACAACTGAAGAGTTTAGGAAAATGATAAATGCTCAGCAAGAACCAAAGAAGGAAGAAGAGATACAAGATAAACCCAGAGCACTTTCAGATACCAAATCAATTACTGATATGTTAAAGCAAGTACCCCAATCTCAACCACAAGAACAAGTTATTCCATTAGCACCAAAAATAGATGCTCCAACTATTACGGTTCCTTATATCGGGGCAATTCCAGTTCCATCCACCGAAACGGTTGTATTATCTGGCACCACTGCTACTGCTTCTGTTGCTGCGGCTCTTGTTGGCAAATCTATGGTGGAATGGTTGGTAGGAAAAATGAAACCGATTATTCAGCAGATCTTTGTGAGGGGGAAACAATTGTTGAACCGAGATCTGACGCCTTACGAGACTCAGATGATGTTTGCTTTGGAACTGGATAAGAAGACTTTGAAACTTTTGAAGAAGGAACAAAAGGCTGAGAAATTACGCCAGAAGCAGGCTTTTGTTGAATCACTAAAACATCCGCACATATCTTTGCGTAAGGGGAAGCAGGATTAAAGAAAATCCCACCCTTCATTGCTTCTCCACATTTGAGTAATCTTACAAGTTCAAAGTCTAATCGTGCCTTATCAGTTTCTGCTCTTTGTCTAGCAGTCCAAGTATCAGCAGCAGTCTTACATCTTTCTTGTAATCCACCATCTAATGGAAATGATAGAGTTGCTGATAGACCAAAGTTATTTGAAAAATTATCTTTTTGACCAGTTCTTTCCAATCCATTTACCCCTGTTGTCATATCATTATCAATATTTGCATATGCTTCAAAAGGTCTTGAACCACTTCGAGTTCCGACAACAAAGGGAGTAAAATTAAATGTTGGTCCCTGACAACTTACTCCACCACCATATGAGTTGGTCACGTATGGACCTTGTAGAACTTGTACTGCTTGGTTTGTTACACTTCCTGTTGATGTTGCCTGAGGATTTGCAATTGCAGTTACAGGGGTATCCCCCTCTGCATACACAGGGAGAACAAAGACACTTAGAGCAAGGATTACTTTTATGCATTTCATCTTATTGAGTAAATACTGACATTGAATCTGTAACAGATTGAATTGTCGTTGTTCTATTGACGGTTGTTTCTTTAACTAATCCAGGACCCATATAAGTTTCTGAAAACTGAAATGGTTCTCCTTGATTTACGATAGTATATTCTGTTCCAAGAGTTGGAGTTCCTGGAATATTAATATTTGTTCCTGTAACTGTATATGTAAATCCAGTTTGAAAATCTTGTTGTCTAATTACTTCATTTACTGTTGTGGTGGATTCAGTATGAGAAGTTACAGTACCACTTGTAAAGTTTGGTGTGACAGGCGCTGCTAGGGATGGTAAGGAAAACCCTAGCAGACAAATGCCTGCTAGGATATGTTTCACTTGAATACGCTCAGTTCTACACTACGTTGACCAATTGCAGTGGTTCCAGCACCACCAGCAGTAAATGTAAGAGCACCTGTAGAGGTATCAATTGTACCTGCAAGAGTTCCCTTATCACCTGCTGCCTGTGTGGTATTTTTACCATACAGAGTTGGTGATGCAATTGCACCGTTAGTGACTGTTTGTGATGAAACAGTACTGTCTCCAACATTTAGTGATTCTGTAAATGAGAATGCCTGACCGTCATTATTGATAGCATAAGTACCAGCACTCATTGTAGCTGCTGCACTTGATGTACCACCAGTCAATCCACCTAGTGCCGAGACACCAATGTTGGTTCCCGAAACTGCGTATGAACTGCCGATTCTTTCTGTTTGTACCGCTGCACCCTGTACTGTTAATTGAACGGAATCAGTGATTGTTGATGAAATTTCACCTGCAAAAACAGGAGTAGTTAAGAATAACGAAAAGGCTAATAGAAGTCTTTTCATTTTTCTATTTTTATAGGACTATAAGTATTTATCGACACAATTTTTCATATTTGACTACTTGTGTTATAATATAAATAAGTCGAATTAATTAATTTTTTATGACCGAACAACAAGAACATCTTGCAAATCTTGTAAAGCAAGCACAAGACCTATCCCTTGAATTGGAAGGACTACAAACTAAGGCTACAACAAAAAGAGAACTATTTTTGAAAGTACAAGGTGCGATTGAGTATCTTACACAAACAGGTGTAACTCTTCCAGAACCAGAACCAGAAGAAATTCCACTACCAGAAACAGAAGTAGCAGAATAATTTACGGTCCCCGAAAGGGGACTTTTTTGTATAATAGAATAGTTTATGATATAATAAATATGAGTAGAAGAAAGTAATTAGTATTATAAGTGGCACTTAAGAAACCATCAGACCTTTTTGGCAATAAAGCAGATGAAAATAAGATTCAAATTATTGAATCTGATAATACTTTACGTGATGAATTGAGTAAAGTAGAAAATCTTTCAGAGCAAGTAATTCAACTTCAACAGGAATTATCACAGAAAGTTATTAAAAGTGATTTAGAAAGTTTAGTGCTTTCTCAAATCAACATTATGCAGGAGAACTTTGAGTATCTGCAAAATGATTTTAGGAAATCAAACAAAAAAGATATTGTAGAGTTCAAAGAAAAAGTATCTGAACTTACTGAGATTGTTGGTAATCTTGTAGAAAATGAACTTCCAAAGTATAGGAAGCAAGTTACCAAAAATGAAGTTGCTATTGATGAAAAATTTAATAAATTTATTGTTGGTATTAGAAATGAAATTGATACCAAAGTTAATGATATTGCAGAAGTCATTGATACTAATTTAGAATCCTTTAATACTCAACTCCAAGAAACTTCTTCTGAGGTAAAGAAAACCACAGATACTTATAATAAACTTTCTAAGATTTTAGAAAGTAAAGTATCAAAAGAGAATGATAAACTAGAAGAATATTCTCAAATTATTGAATCACTTCATAAGTCATTTGTAGAACTTGAAGAATCACTTCAAGAAAAAACTTTTACATATAATCAAATTATTGAAGAGAAGATTGAAACTATTTCATCCGATGTAAAAAATAAAATTAATAGTATTGATGAAAATGTAACCAATAGAATTGATAGTATTGATGAAGAAGTAAATACTATCAAAGATAAAGTATCCTCTGAGATTTCAAATATTAAATCTGATGTTGTTATTAATGAACAACATATTAAGAATGTAGATAAGTATCTTCAAAATCATCATAAGGAACTTGTAAAACTTAAAGAAGAAGTATTTGGTGAGATAGAACAAATACCAGTTGGAAATATTCAAGAGAACCTTGAAAGACTTGAAAAGAAAATTGATTACATTAAGGAAACTTATTCTAAGATTAAACCTGAAACTATTGTAAGGGAGGTCATCAAAGAAGGTCTTCTTAATGAACCACCAGACACAAAAAACTCTGACCCACTTACGCCATTAGATCAAAAGTTTGTAACTCTGGACCAACTTCAAGAACATTATCGTTTATTCATTAATCGTATTCAACAACAACTCTCAACTCTTGGAGGTGGTGGTGAGACTAGACTGAAGTATCTTGATGATATTGTTGGGATTGCTACGAATGCAAGTGCTTATGATGGCAAGTATTTGCAATGGAACTCTGCTACTAATAAAGCAGAGTTTGTGTCTGTAAGTGGTAGTGATTATGCGAATGTTGCTGGCATATCAACTGTTGCACAAGGTCTTACAGGAACACCTAATATTTCTGTTGGATTTGTAACTGCTTCACAATTGCAAGTTAATGGTGGTGGAAATTTCACTGGTATAGTAACAGCATCATCATTTTCTGGTAACATTATTGTAGGAGCATCTGGCATCAATACTATATTCTCAACAACTGATATTACATCTTGGTATTATACCAACAAATCAAAATCAGTAACTGGTGATGATGGAACACCACGAGGAGTTTATGTTGGTGCAGCAGGAACTGCAATGTTTATTGTTGGTGATGGTAACAATAGAATTATACAATATACTCTTTCCACACCTTATGATGTAAGCACTGCTGGTGTTGCTGTTACATATTTTTCCACTGCATTACAAGATACTAATCCTACTGGAATTGATTTTAATACAACAGGAACAAAAATGTTTGTTTCTGGACAAACTGCTCTTGCTCCACTGATTGTTGGTGGTGAGTATGTTCATGAATACTCATTATCAACTGCCTGGAATGTTGCACCAACAAGTGTTGGATATACAACGAGTTTTATTGTAACACAAGATACTGCACCACAAGGAGTTACTTTTGGTGACAGTGGTTCCAAGGTGTATGTGGTTGGTTCCACAGGTGATGCTGTTTATCAATATTCACTTTCTACACCATACAGTCTTGTTTCTGGTGTGACTTATGTTAATATTTCACTGATTTTAGGAACAAATCCACTATTATTGGAAACTAACCCAACTGATATTTCATTCAACTCTGCAGGAACTGTATTGTGGATTGTTGGAAATACACAGGATAGAATTTATGAATTCCGTTTAGGAACTGCTTGGGATATTTCTACTGCTGTATTTTATGATGATGTTTATGTTGGATTTAATGATACAAATCAAACAGGACTTCATGTTATACCAGAACAGAATGCTGCTTATATTGTTGGTACTACCAGTGGTATTGTTTATCAATATTCAACAAATACACCAGCAATTGAGATTGCTTCCAGTGGTATTTCAAGTGTGTCTTCAATTGTTCTGAATAATGAAACCAGAGTAAAGGATAAGTTATATGTAAAAGGACTTGCACATTTTGATAGTAATATTCTTACCCAGGGGAATATTCAGGTTGATGGTAATGTCACATCATCTGGTACTTTAACTGCTAATAGTACTATTACTTTGAGTGGTGCAACAGCAAGTACTGTCGTACTTGGTACTAATCAAACCACAGGAACCTTAACTATTGGTGGTGCTACCCAGACTGGTGAGATTAGATTGGGGCAAGCAACCACAACACAAACAGTAGGTATTGCTACTGGTGTTTCTGGTGTAGGAACAACCAAGACAATTAACCTTGGTACTGGTGGTGGTTCTGGTTCCTTTACTCAAATCAATATTGGTCCAACTGCTGGTGTCGGCACTGTTGTTATTAACTCTGGAACTAACTTGGTTATTCGTAATCCAGCAAACACTTTTGGTTATACTATTGCTGGTGGTGCAATTGCTGCTGATTATACTCTCACATTGCCAACAGTCACAGCAAATACTGGTATTGCAGTAACTGGATTATCTCAAACATTTACTGCAGCACAAACATTTACTGGAGGACTTACTGCTTCTGGTGGTGGTGGAATTTCTTTCCCAATTACTACATCTAATTTCTTAGTTAATGCTTTAACCAGTGGTGCATTAACATTAGGTGCGGCTTTACAAACAGGAACTATTACATTAGGGCAAGCAACTGTCTCACAAACCACCAACATTCAAGCAGGTGCATCAGGTGTAGGAACAACCAAGACAATCAACCTTGGTACTGGTGGTGCTTCTGGTTCCTTTACTCAAATCAATATTGGTCCAGGTCCTTCTGCTGGTGTTGGTACTGTTGTGATTAACTCTGGAACTAACTTATTAGTAGGTTCTGCAACCTCAACAGGTACTGCATCACAACCACTTCAAGTTACTGGTGGTGCTTATGTTTCTGGTTCTATTGGTATAGGAACCACAAATCCAACATCACCACTTCACGTTGTTGGTACTGCTTTAATTACTGGTATTACAACAGTTGGTTTAGGGTCAACATCAACTCCTCCAAGTAATTCACAATTAAGCTTTGAACTTACTACTAATACAAATTTAGTAATTAAAGTTAGGGGAACTGATGGAGTTTTAAGAAGTGCCAACATAACTCTGGCATAACCCCCTTGACAGCACTAGCATCCAGTGCTATGATAAATAGGTGTTAAGGAATCAAGACATTTCTTAATCTTCTGTAACCGAGATCATCAGAAGTAAAGCATCTCTCATACCTGTACTGGAGGGTGGTACAGGATATATTGTAACTGTTCAGTTCCCCCTGAATTCATACTTACCCTTTTACGAAAAATGACTGCTACAATTGCTACACGCTCTAATAGTAATCTCCGGAACGATTTTTGTTCCTGGGTTACTTCTACAAACAACCGTCTTTATGTTGGTTGGTTCGGAGTCCTGATGATTCCTTGCCTTCTTGTTGCTACTTCAGTTTTTATTATTGCTTTTATTGCAAATCCGCCAGTAGATATTGACGGTATTAGGGAACCAGTAGCAGGTTCTCTAATGTATGGAAACAACATCATCTCTGGTGCCGTTGTTCCTTCTTCTAATGCTATTGGATTGCATCTTTATAATCTTTGGGATGCTGCTTCTATTGATGAAGCACTTTATAATGGTTGGGCATATCAAGCAGTGGTATTCCACTTTTTGATTGGTGTTTGGTGCTATCTTGGTCGTGAGTGGGAACTCTCATTCAGACTTGGAATGCGTCCATGGATTGCAGTTGCTTATAGTGCTCCTGCTATTGCTGCGACTGCTGTATTCTTGATTTATCCCTTTGGTCAAGGAAGTTTTAGTGACGGAATGCCTCTTGGTATTTCTGGAACCTTTAATTATATGCTTGTATTTTCTGCAGAGCATAATATTCTTATGAATCCGTTTCATATGTTGGGTGTTGCAGGTGTTTTTGGTGGTGCATTGGCATCAGCAATGCATAGGGAACTGTGCCCTTGCTGAGTAATCAGTAAGTGAAAATCGGGTGAACTGCTGGAACCCTAAGTCCTTTATGGATACGGCAATCAGCATCCAAGTCTCAGATACATCTGAGAAAGGTTCAGAGACTACCTGAGGAGTTCAGTCTCCTTAATAACAGGTTTAAGTGCCCGACAACCTAATAAAAATAGGTTGATGATATAGTCCACTCCTTATGAAAATAAGGTATAATAGGGGTTCCCTCGTAACCTCTTCAATCGTTCGTGAAACTACCGAAACTGAATCCCAAAATTATGGTTATAAGTTCGGTCAAGAAGAAGAAACGTATAATATCGTTGCTGCTCACGGTTATTTTGGTCGTCTTATTTTCCAATATGCTTCCTTTAATAACTCCCGCAGTCTCCACTTCTTCCTCGCTGCCTGGCCCGTTGTGGGTATCTGGTGTGCTGCTATGGGAATTGCCGTTTCTTCTTTCAATCTCAATGGTCTAAATTTTAATGAATCAATTCTAGATAACCAAGGACGAGCAATTCCTACTTGGGCAGATTTATTGAATTCTGCCAATCTTGGTATTGAAGTTATGCACGAGCGTCAAGTTGTGCTTTGCGCTCTTTAAATCGGATGAATTGCTGGAAACCCCAAGTGGGCAATCAGCATCCAAGTCTTAGATACATCTAAGAAAGGTTCAGAGACTACCTGAGGAATAGAGTTTCCTTAATAACAGGTTTAAGCGTCCGACACCAGAGATGGTGATGATATAGTCCAATCCTGGTAG